TGAAATTCCTTTCCTGAGATCATCATGCCTGAACAATACACTGTACCCGTTCAAACCCCCGCGATTGATTCAAAAAATGTCAGCGCATCGTTCGCCGGTACTGTCACAAGTGCGACGGCGGTGGTTTTAGACACGTCTGACATGGCTTACCCGTTGACTGTCACAGTCAAATGTCCGTCAGCAACAACCGGAACGCTGGAATTTTCTACTACACCAGGCGCATACGGCGCACCAGGAAGCGCAAACTGGCAATTCTGGCCTAGTGGTACAGTAGCGGCGTCAACGGCTGTTACAGACGTTTTTAATGGCCGTCTGATGGCTTTACGCATCAGCCAGGCTTCCGGTTCTGGCGCTGTTGTATATGAGGTGACAGCATGAGCGGGTGGATCGGCGCATGGGGTAATGCTGCAACAGTTACAAATTTGACTGTAACGGGAAGTCAAGTCATTTCTGTGAACACGTCAACAGATGCATTACGAATCACTCAAACAGGAACTGGAAATGCGCTTAAAGTTGAAGATAGTGCAAATCCTGATGCAACTCCTTTTATTATTGATTCAAATGGAAATGTCGGTATCGGAACAACCCCCATCGCGGGAAGACATTTTACTGTCGGATCTAATATAACTGGCAATGCTACATCGTTAGCCATTTTTGCTAATGGTCAGGTGCAAAGCGATGTAACTTCTAGTGTAAGATATTTCCAATCATCTGCTAATACATCTGCTGCTAATTTTACGTCAAGTGAAATTTTGCATTTTTACGCTAATCAAGGCACTTTTGGTCTTGGTTCTACAGTCTCTAATCAAATGGGTTTTAGTGTAGCAAATACATTAATTGGAGCAACTAACAATTACGGATTTTATTCAAACATACCATCTGGCGCAAATCGTTACAATTTTTATGCTTCTGGGACTGCTGATAATTATTTTTCTGGCAATACTTACACAGCGTCTGGCACAACTTCAATGACTTCTGGGTTTTTTTATATTCCATCTGCTGCTGGCGCTCCAACAGGAGTTCCAACCGCTATTGCGGGTAGGGTGCCAATGTATTATGACACTACAAATAATAATTTTTATGTTTATAACGGAACTTGGAAAAAAGTTTTATTAGGATAAAAAATGAGCAATTTATCTAATCAACAAATCAATCAAACTTTTTCTGGTATCCTTCAAATCCCTGGAGGAATAACTTCTACACTTCAAACTGTGCAAGATGGAAACGGCAATCCTACAGGTTTGCAATTAAGTAGTGTTGGCGCAAATGTAACAACATCAGACACTTTTGTTGCATCCCTAAATGGTACGGCAATAGGCACTACCGCAAGATTTATTTCTGATGGTTTTGGCGACAGTTTGAACGTTAAGGATTTTGGCGCTATAGGAAATGGCATTACAAGCGATCAAAATGCTTTTGATTTAGCTGCTGCTGTTGCAACTAACAGTTCAACTATTGTTGTCCCTCAAGGTACTTATGTTGCTAATCCTGTTTATTCAGCAGGAAACAACTTGCTTTGGAATTACGTTTGCGGAGGTGATTCAAGAAATGTATTAAATACGGCAGGCACTCGCGGCGGTTGGTTTGCAGATTATGATTGCACAGCAAATCAAACAATCATTGCTCAAATTAACGAAAATCAATCTTCTATTACTGGTGGAGGGTACAGAGATGTGATTTTTGCAGAAGCCGTTGATAGTGATGTTGCTAATTATACCGCTATTGGTCAAAAAGTTACTCATGCAGTAAGGGCGTATGTAAACGGCGCTTATAGTTCCGGTACTTATCAACCTCAATATAAAGATTTAGTTGCTGCAAATTTTGTTGCTTTAGGTAACATTCAATGGCAAAACAGAGGAGTAAGTGCTATAGCTGCTGATGCTGTTCAATATGGAATTGGCATAGCATCAAATGAATTTGCAGTTTTTAATCCTTCATCCGCTGACGGCGGTCAAGGTCAAAGCAAAAGTATGGCGGCTTTACAGGCAATTGTAAAATCACAATACGCCGATGATGATGCAACTCACTTATCAAGAGGACTATACGTCGAAAACCAAGGGCATAGAATTACTAATGGGATTCAATTGTTATCTAATGCTGTTGGAGGGTTTTCTAGTACGTTTCGTTATGGCATACAAATGTCAGACGCAACAATTGCTACAGTTGGCGCTGCGATTGTTATGCCTCAATCAGAGGCAGGTAATGTAGGAACCATTATACAATATGCAGCCAATAATTATTCTCAATTTGATAGAACAAACAAAATTTTTCAATGGGTCGTAGATGGAAACATTCCTTTTGCAGTTACAGCTAATGGAATTTCAATCGGAGTAAGCACAAACGCACCAACTAGAATGTATATCCAACCTAGCACTACAAGTTTATCTCAAATTCGTTTAATTGCTGGCGTTGCACCATCATCTCCAAACAATGGAGATTTGTGGTTTGATGGAACAAACTTAAAAATGCAAATTTCTGGCGTTACAAAAACTTTTACTCTTGTCTAAAAAATTATGCAAATATCTTCAGTTCAAGTAAAACAATTTTTGTTAGAGTTAATTGATTCGAACGCTTACAAAGGATCAAGTATTGAATTTGTGCTTGCTGTTAAAACGGAAATTTTATCTGCTGAAATAGAAAAGCAAGATACACTACATAAAAATGATTAAATATTTTACGCTTGACTTGGTTCCTCAATTAGGTGGTCAACTAGGATCAATATCTGTTCGCGTGGTGCATCATGGCACTACGTCAACCATTTCATTGTATGCCGATAACGCATTGACTAGCCCAATTTCAAATCCGATTGTTATGGACTCTCATAACATTTCGTTTTGGGTAGCCGATGGATCTGTTCAATATGATCTTTTGTTAACTGGTGGCAATTTACGTCATCCAATTACGGTTGCAAACATTTGGTCATTACCTGGCCCTGTTTGGGCGGATATTTCTACATTTTGGGCTGATGCTACGGCTGAATGGGCGTGGATTTCTCCGTATAACGTCACTGTTAAAACGATTCAAAACGTAGGACAACTCTATACCGGCAATGATCTGATTCGTGCCGCTATGCGGCTTATACAGGTTGCAGCGGTTGATACCGACCTGACCGCATCGGAATTGCGTGACGGTTTAGAATCGTTGAACCGCATGATAGACGCATGGGCGCTTGAGGAACTCATGCTGTATCAAGTTACGCGCGAGACTTTCCCATTAGCGGCTAGTCAACTATCATACAGCGTAGGAATAGGCGGCGATTTTGATACAGTGCGGCCTACTAAAATAGTTGGCGCGTATTTGACAATCAGCACTGGTGCAATTCCAGTTGATTACCCAATGCAGGTCATTGGTTATGATGATTACAATGACATTCGATTGAAAACGCTGCAAACCAACTTCCCAAGCTATTGTTATTATGAACCGGCATTTCCCCTCGGTAACTTGTACGTTTATCCGGTTTGCGCGGTTAACAATGAAAGCATCACTCTAACAAGCTGGAAACCGCTTGCAATGATTGCCGATCCTACTGCAACCGTAAGCCTACCGCCTGGTTACTGGGAAGCGTTGGTATTCAATCTTGCCATTAGGATTGCCGAAGAATATCAGTTTGATATACGGCCAACGACTGTTGCATTAGCTGAATCAGCGTTGAAGAAGATTAAACGACTGAATCAGCGCACTTTGACGCTGCAAACTGACGTTGCATTGATGAATACTAGCCAGTTGCGTTACAACATTTATGCCGATGGGTATGGGCGCTAATGCCTAGCACAATCAAACTGCCAATACTCGGCCCAGGCGTTGATGGACGATCACGCGCTATTACTGCTCAGGTTCGACAGAACATATTCCTAGAAGTTAAAAAGGAACAGGACAAAAGCGCGTTAGTTGCTTACGGAACGCCAGGATTAAGGCTATTTACTGACTTTGGCGCTAATCCATCACGCGGCATGTGGTGGTTCCAAGCGCGTAATGTGCTATATGTGGTAGCCAATAACCAACTTGTTGAGATTCGCGGCGATGGCGTCAGTACAGGGCGTGGCACGCTATTAACTAACACCGGCACCGTGTCCATGTCCGACAACGGACAACAGCTAATGATCGTAGATGGCCCTAACGGTTATATTTTCCAGCCTGAAACAGCCGCACTAGCATATAGCCGAATCGGAACGCTTGTAACGGTTACAGAGCCGCTTACAGACCGCGTTAGCGGCGATGTGGTAACGATTGATGGCGATGCCAATATCTTGGCAGGAAACTACACCATCACCGTTACAGGCGCTAATTCGTGGACGTTTAACACGGTTGCGAGCGGTAGCGCGTCCGGCACTATCAAGGTAGTCAACAATTTCAGAAACATCACGTCGGCCAGCACTGGCGTAGATTTCCCAGGCGCTAACACGGTCGTGTTCCTTGATTCATATTTCATAATCAATAACCCTGGCACTAAACAATTCTGGCTATCAGGGCAGTACAACGGTTTATATTGGGACCCTTTGCAGTACGCAAGCAAAGAAGCATACACCGACGATCTGCAAGCCGTCACAGTGGACAACGGCAACCTTGTCTTGCTTGGCGCAATCTCACAAGAATATTGGCAGAACGATGGCGGTTTTCCGTTTCCATTGTCGCGCATTGCTGGCTCACCTACCGATATTGGTTTGGCGGCTCGATGGTCAACGGCTCGATGTGGCGGTCAATTGTTCTACCTTGGGCGCACTCGGCGCGGTGGGTTGTCTGTCGTCAAGATACAAAATTATCAGCCTGTTGTTGTCTCTACAACAGACCTTGATTATCTGTTTAGCCAGTACAGCAACCCAGGCGAT